TACAGAGACACAAAATGATGCAATCATCGTTGCCTCTTACGGCACTTTTAGTACCGGCATCAATATACGCCATATGCATAATGACGAATTTGCTTCTCCAAGCAAATCAAGAGTAAGGAATTTACAGTCAATAGGTCGTGGTCTTAGAATAGGTGAGAACAAAACTGAGGCAGTTCTGTATGATATAGCAGACGATTTTCGTATAGGCAAACATGTTAATTTTACCTTGATTCATCTACAGGAACGTGTTAAGATATACGATGAAGAAAAGTTCAAATATAAGTTTTACACTATAGAGGTCAAGAATGCATAATGTAAAAATTATAAGAATGCAGACTGGTGAAGATATTATGGCATCTATGGTAGGTGAAGAACAAGAAGAAACAGTTCTTCTTGAAGATCCAATGAGGTTGATCTATCGCCGTATGCCCACAGGTCAAACTATGTTAATGATGATGCCGTGGTTACCAGTAGAACTTATCAAAGATAATAGCGCATTGGTATATAACTCAGATATCATTACTATTATTGATCCTAAAGAATCAATGGTGGAGTATTATGAAAATCTTGTAATCAAGACTTTGCTTGAGATGGAAAAGTCTGAAGATATGATTGCAGAACTTTTAAGAGATCAAACAGGTGAAGTTGATGATGAAGAAGATGATAGTCTTTTGACAGAAGAACAACTTGATCAACTTCTCAAGAACGTAAACCCAAATAAATTACACTAAAATTAATAATGTTTATTATTGCTTGTAAATATCATTCAATGTGTCGTATTGAGGAAACTGTAAAATCAATACGACAATTATATCCATCAACTAAAATTTTAGTAGTGGATTCTGCGTCAGATGATAAATCATATGTTGAAAAGTTAAAAAAATATGATATAATTTTTGCTGATATTAATAATGTAAATTATGAGTCTGGTGCTTTTTGGTATGCGACAAAACAGTATAAAGAAGATTGGTATGTCCTGTTACAGGATTCTGTCATCTTGAAAAAAGATTTAAATGACTTGATAGAATCGGAAAAACTGTTTTATTGCTTTATCAATTTCTTTGAAAATTCAATGAGCAATCATATGAGAACTGAGAGTCTACCTTTCATCAATCGAATTAATGAAATGCTTGGTGATTTTGTAAAACTTTCTATTGATTCTAACACTTTCTATTGTGGTGTTTTCGGTCCCAACTTTTTTATTAAACGTAAAATGGTTGATATGATGTTGGATAAAAACTTAGATAAATCTTTAAAACCGGCAAACAAATATGATCAACAACTTTCTGAAAGAGTTTATGGATTAGTTGCAAAACAATGTGGCGTAAATGTTCTTGAGAATACTTTAGATGGAAATTTGCATGATCTAATGAACAGATGTTTAGATGTTTCTACAGAAACAATTCACACAGAGCATATCAGCAAAACGTGGTTAAACAAATATAGAAAATGAATAAAAATGAATAAATTAGTTATTTTTGATCTTGACGGTGTTATTATTGATTCCCGTGAATTACATTATGATGCTCTGAATGAAGCATTAAGTAAAGTAGGTGAACAATATATTATCAGTCGTGAAGAGCATCTTTCAAAATATGATGGTCTGAACACAACCAAGAAACTAAATTTGTTGGCAACAGAAAAAGGTTTACCAACAGAGAAGTTTAATCAAATTTGGCAAGATAAACAACGGGCTACATTTGACTTGATTCCTAAAGCACCACAAAATCCTTCTATTGAATTTATCATAAAACAGTTAAAACGAAGAAAATGGAAAGTTGCGGTTGCTTCAAATAGCATTCGAGAAACAATACGAATTGCACTAGATGCCGTTGGCATTCTTCGTCATGTTGATTACATCGTTAGCAATGAAGATGTTTTTAATCCAAAACCATTTCCTGAAATGTATTGGAAGTGTATGACAGCCATGCAGTCTTTACCGAAAGATACTATCATCGTAGAAGATAGTCACATTGGTCGTGAAGGTGCAATTAACTCTGGCGCTCATTTATACCCAGTCAAAGACGCTTATGAACTAAATGATAATACTTTTTTAGAAATGATTGATGAATTTGAAAAACAGGAAAAAACAAAAAGTGTACCATGGAGAAATAAAAAAATGAATGTCTTAATTCCGATGGCTGGTGCGGGTAGCAGATTTGCACAAGCAGGATATACATTTCCCAAACCATTAATTGACATAAATGGTAAACCAATGATTCAGGTTGTTGTCGATAACCTAAACATTGATGCTCATTATATTTTTCTAGTTCAAAAAGATCATTATGAAAAATACAATCTTCAATCAATATTAAATTTAATTGCGCCAGGATGTGATATCATTCAAGTAGATGGTTTAACAGAAGGTGCGGCTTGTACTACTTTATTGGCAAAAGATTTTATAAACAATCATAACCCACTAGTCTTGGCAAATTCTGATCAATTTGTCGAGTGGGATTCAAATGAATGTTTATACGCATTCACGGCTGACGATATTGATGGTGGTATTTTATCTTTTAAATCAATGCATCCTAAATGGTCTTATGCAAAACTGAATGAAAAAGGTTTTGTTGAACAAGTCGCTGAGAAAAATCCAATTTCAGATAATGCAACAGTTGGTATATATTTTTGGAAAAAAGGATCAGATTATGTTAAATATGCTGAACAAATGATTGAAAAAAATATTAGAACAAACAACGAGTTCTATGTTTGTCCAGCATTCAATGAAGCAATTGCTGATGGTAAAAAAATTCGTCTAAAACAAATTGAAAAGATGTGGGGATTGGGAACACCAGAAGATTTAAATTACTTTTTAAGAAATTACAAATGAGAATTATATCACACCGAGGCAATATCAACGGTCGGATGCCTAATTTAGAAAACGATCCTAATTATATTGATAAGGCTATAGAAAAAAAATATGATGTTGAGGTTGATTTAAGAACTCATAATGGTAAACTATTTCTTGGCCATGATGCACCACAATATCAGATTGATATTGATTGGTTAAAATCTCGTAGTGATTATCTTTGGATTCATGGTAAAGACAGGCAATCTTTTGAGGTCTGTCTTGAAAATAATTTACACACTTTCTGGCACGATACAGACGATTATACTTTGACTAGTAAAAATTATGTTTGGGCATATCCAGGAAAAACACCAGTTGGTAATAATTGTATTATGGTTATGCCAGAATATAAAATTAAGTTAGAAGATGCTGTCAAGTTAAATCCTTTTGGAATTTGTTCCGATTGGGTTAAAACATTAAAAACGTAAATTTAAAAATGAGCACACAAAAACACTATGTAAACAACGCCGACTTTCTGGCAGCACTAATCAAGTATCATGAGGACTGTGTGAAAGCAAAAGAATCAGATAAACCTGAACCAAATATACCAAACTATATTGGTGAATGTTTTCTGAAGATTGCTGAACACTTGTCACGCAAACCAAACTTTATCTCTTATACTTACCGAGATGAGATGATCTCTGATGGTGTAGAGAACTGTATCATGTACTTCCGTAACTTTGATCCAGCCAAATCTAAGAATCCATTTGCCTACTTTACACAGATAATTTACTATGCCTTTCTACGTAGAATTATGCGTGAGAAGAAACAACTGTATGTAAAGTATAAAGCAACCCAACAGTTTGGGTTATTAGATGAAGGTGAAATGTTTGAGGATGAAAACGGTAATATGAAACAGTTTGAATTGTACGACAACATATCGGAGTTCATCTTTAATTTTGAAGAAAACAAGAAAAAGAAAAAGGCAAAGAAGTCGGAAGGGCTTGAATCTTTCTTAGAAGATGATGTAGAATAGTCATATGAAAATATTAGTTATTGGAAGAGGATGGACTGGATATAAAGTCCTGAATAATTTACATACAAAACGTTATGAGGCTCATATAATCAGCCACATTGATGCTTTTCGTTATTTGAAAGAATATGATGTTGTAATTAATTGTGCTGGCGTTACTGGTATTCCAAATGTTGATGCTTGTGAGAATGATAGAAACGGAACAGTGATGGGCAATGCGGTGTATCCAATTCTATTACAACAGGAATGTGAAAAGCATGGTGTTCGTTTTGCTCATTTTTCAAGTGGTTGTATCTATACAGGTATTATTGAAGATGTGAATGCCACACCAAACTTTTTTGGAAGTATTTACTCTGTCAGTAAGGGAGTTAGTGACTCATATCTCAAAGACAAAGGATTAATTTTTAGAATTCGTATGCCATTTACTGGTGTTGATGAGTCAAAAAATTATCTCACTAAAGTGTATAACTATGCAAAGAATGCTAAACTATATGATTCAGGTCAAAACAGTCTTACACACTTAGATGAAGCGATTGATGTTGCATGTGATTTAGTATTAGAAAATGCACCTTATGGTGCATACAATTTAGTACATGACGGCTCAATTACTATGCGTGAACTTGCATCTTTAATGAATCTAGATGATGCAAAATGGTTTACAGAAGATGAGTTTGCCAAAGCAACAAGAGCAGGTCGTAGTACATGTGTTATACCTGCATTTGAGAGAATGAGTTCTTTAAAAGAGGCTTTAAACAAAGCACTAACTACCTTTAAAAAGTAATTATGAAAATATGTATTCTTGGTGATACTCATTTTGGAATGAGAGGTGACTCATTAGATTTCCATAAATACGTAGAGAAGTTCTATACGAACATATTCTTTCCATATTTAAAGGAACACAATGTTACCACTGTGGTACAGCTCGGTGATTTATTTGACCGTAGGAAGTTTATTAACTTCAACTCATTATAT